TATCCAAAGAAAAAAAGCAGGCATATATTAAGACTAAACTTATAATGGATATGCCAATCGATACATTTGATCTACAAGAACAAGACGAAGGCGAACAGTTTCAAAATGCATACTTGGATTTTCTACAACACAATATGCAAGACTTTTCTGCGTTCGAGGAAAAACATATATCAAAAAAGAAAAAGAAGAAAGATACCCTTGAAGATTTTATAGGTGATAATAATGGCGAAGTCAATACGTAAATTATTGGAACAGCTTAACGTCAGCAATTATAGAGAAATTATTCAAGAAGTAAGACATAAAAGAAGAAAAGCAAGAGCGCGACGAGTAAACAGTAGATTTCTTAAAGGTTATACTTGGGATGCGTATGACGGTAATATAAATTGGAAAGAGATTATGAGTAACAATAATGAAAAGATTTTTTTGGGCGTATCAGATTTTGAAGATCTGGTTACATCTGAGGTTATGCGGAGCCGTGTTGACGCTAGCCTAACAACAGTACAAAGAGAAACAACAGTTCTCTGTAATCGTGATACCTGGAAAAGATGGGCAGAGAATCAATTCGAAGATTTTCTCTTTATGCAATCTAATTCTTCATCGGGTTTCATTGTTGAGCAGGCTACTAAAAATCTTATTAAGTTCAGCGTGAATAGTAATTCAACAGAAGTGCGCGCATATGGTGATGAAGATTTTTGCGATGGGATAATCGAACTTGTCGAATCTAATTTCTCTGTTGTAACTTCTTACATTGAATGGATTTATGGCAGTGATGGTAATTCTGTTAACGTACCATTGAATCGCGATCGTCTTCCTATTGAGGAAATGTATCCGTTTCTAAAAGGTGAATCTCTTGGCGACTACTACGATCGCTATATGGAATCTTCCGCAAATATTCTTCTTTTGATCGGTCCACCTGGTACTGGTAAAACTACATTCATTCGTGGTTTGCTTGCGCATCGTTCTTGTTCTGCTATTGTTACATATGACGCAGGTATCCTTGAGAAAGATGGTTTCTTTGCTCGCTTCATCGAAGATGATGCAGAGGTTATGGTTCTCGAGGACAGTGATGCTTTCTTAAAATCACGTAGCGATGGTAACACAATGATGCATCGTTTTCTTAATGTCGGTGATGGTCTCGTGACAACCAAAGGTAAGAAGATGATCTTCTCTACCAATCTTCCAAGCATCCGTGATATCGACGCTGCTCTTATTCGTCCAGGTCGTTGCTTTGATATTGTTGAATTCAAGCCATTGTCTATTGACGATGCAAATAAGTTGGCGAACAAACTCAACACTACTATTCCTGAGAAGAAGTCAGGTGAGGTCGTTGAGTATTCTATTGCTGAGATCTTCAATCAGCAAACTGAAAGAAAACATACATCTAAAGCCAATAGGAAGGTTGGCTTCGTATGATCCGTGTAAAGTTAGAATATACTAGCGGAACTACAGAAGAGAAGCAGTTCTCCAATAATCTTGAGATGTTTGATTACATCAAAACAAACGGATATAGCATCCAAACTATGGAGGTTGATGATGAAGGTAGCAATAATAACAGACCAGCATTTTGGTGCGAGAAACGATAGCATTGCGTTTCTAGATTTTTTTGAGAAATTTTATGATAACACATTCTTCCCAACAATTATTAAAGCCAACATTAATACTGTTCTTATTCTTGGTGATACTTTTGACAGGCGCAAATATGTAAACTTCTATGCACTTGATCGTGCTAAGAAAATGTTCTTCGATAAGTTAGAACAGATGAACATTCAAGTTTATATGTTGGCTGGTAATCACGACACATATTTTAAAAACACAAATGAAATAAACTCGCCAGAGTTACTACTACAACAATATAGTAATATAAATGTTATTTCAAAACCAACTACGATATCAGTTTATGACACTAATATCTGTATGGTTCCATGGATCTGCCCAGAAAATTATCAAGCATCTCTAGATGAGATGGTGACAACTAAGGCAGAAATTTGTATGGGGCATTTTGAGATTGCAGGGTTTGCAATGTATAGGGGGATGCAATCTAATGAAGGACTATCTAAAGAAACATTTAACAAGTTTGATATGGTTTTCTCTGGTCATTATCATCATAGGTCAGATGATGGTCATATCTATTATCTGGGCAATCCCTATGAACTTACTTGGCAGGATTACAAAGACCCTCGAGGATTCCACTTGTTTGATCTCGACAGCAGAGGACTCGAATTCATACCAAATCCATATGTTATGTTCGAAAGGGTCGAATACGACGACAAAGAAGGAGAGCCCACCGATCTCGATACCTTTGATCTAAAGGACTGTTATGTCAAACTTGTAGTTGTAAATAAAACTGACTATTATAAATTTGACAAGTTTATTCAAAAACTGTATACTAAAGGGTGCGCAGATATTAAGATCATTGAAGATCTTTCAGAGTTTGAAGATGGTGAAGTTGGCGAGGAAATAAATCTTGAGGATACTCTCTCTGTTCTCTCCAACTATATTGACTCTGTTGAAACTGATGTTGACAAAGAACAGGTGAAAACATTTATGAGAACTCTTTATACAGAAGCAGTTAATGTGGAGGTTTAATGATTACATTTAAATCTATATCTTGGAAAAACTTTCTATCAACAGGTAATTCATTAAACAAAGTATTACTCAATAAATCTAGTACTACTCTTATCATTGGTAAGAATGGTGAGGGTAAGAGTACCATTCTAGATGCATTGTGTTTTGCTTTATTCGGTAAACCATTTCGTAACATCAACAAGGGACAACTGGTAAACTCTATCAATGGTAAGAACTCTTTGGTTGAGATCGAGTTTAGCGTTGGCAAGAAAGACTATCGAGTAGTCAGAGGAATCAAACCAAACATCTTTGAGATCTATCAGAATGATGAGATGATCAATCAAGATGCTGCAGCAAGAGACTATCAAAAGATTCTTGAGCAGCAGATCCTAAAATTAAATTACAAAACTTTTACACAAGTAGTCATTTTAGGATCTGCTTCTTTCGTTCCATTTATGCAGCTGTCTCCAGCAATGAGAAGAGAGGTTATCGAGGATATTCTTGATATAAGAATTTTCTCAACAATGAATCAGTTGCTTAAAGAACGAGCGCAGGAAACTAAAGATGAAATCACTAGGATTGAAAACGAGATTAGCTCTGCACGGGAAAAGGTTGAGTCGCAGCAAGTTCTCATACAGACCATCAGTAACGCAAAGGCAGAAAGTATTAAGGCTATTCAAACAAAGATCGATGCTAACAATTCTCAAATTTCTATTGAGCAGGCAGAGATCGGTATTATCTTGCAGGAGATTACTAATCTCAGAACAAGTATCGAAGGTAAAGATGCTTTGCATGAAGATATTGAAAAAGCAAAACAACTAAAAACCAAGCTGAACGAAAAGGTAGAAACCTGCGAACACAATGCAGAATTTTTTACAGAACACGAAGTATGCCCTTCCTGCTCTCAAGACATAACAGAAGAGTATAAACAAAAGATTATTCATGATCTTAAAAATAAAATGCAGGATAACAACAGAAAGATAACTGAACTAGAATCTGCTCTGGAAAATCTAACTAAAAAGTTACAGGAGATCAATAAGATCAATGATCAGATAACAGATAAGAATATATTGTTGTCTACTAAGAATTCTACAGTCACTTTACTATCCAAACAAATCAATGAAATGCGGGAAGAACTTTCCTCGCAGAAACAAGATACAACTAACATAGATGAAGAGAAGAATAAGTTAAAGGTACTCGCCAGTGAAGCACTTGAAAAGATCCAACAGAAAACTAAATTGCAAGAGCAAAGAAATCTAGAGGAAGTTGCAAATATACTATTGAAGGATACTGGTATCAAGACTGCCATCATTCGCGAGTACCTACCTGTTATGAATAAACTCATTAACAAATATCTGACTGCTATGGATGCGTACATTCACTTTGAGTTGGACGAGGCATTCAATGAAGTAGTGAAGTCTAGATTCAGAGATGAGTTTACATATGCAAGTTTTTCTGAAGGTGAGAAGATGCGTATTGATCTTTCCATTCTATTTACCTGGAGACAAATTGCCAAGATGAAGAACTCTGTCAATACTAATCTTTTGATCCTTGATGAGATCTTTGATTCATCATTAGACACAGCGGGAACTGATTACTTCCTTTCACTGATGAACAGCTTCGGGGAAAATACTAATATCTTCGTTATCAGCCACAAAGGTGATCAGCTGTTCGACAAGTTTAGATCAGTAATTAAGTTTGAGAAACGTAATGACTTTTCAGTGATTGCTACATAGGAGATATTATGGCTTGGTTTTTACAAAACAATGTACATGAGCGCTGGGCTTGGACTGATTTATTCACACCAGATGAGTGTTCTCAAATTATCAAAATGGGGTTGGAAGATAAGGTTGTCACTGCATATGTTGGTGAAGATAGGGAAGCAAAGAACTCTATAAGAAAGGGGAGTGTTTCCTGGTTGGATGAGAAAGAAGAAAAGTATTCTTGGATTTATAGGAAATGCACTGATGCAGTTAATCACTTAAACCATAAATACTTCGGATACGATCTGACTTTTCTTGAAACATTACAGTTTACAATTTATGATAAAGAAAAAGATTTTTACGGCAAACATGTAGACAATATGTACAGAGGACATGGATGTAGAAAACTATCATTTAGTGTTCAATTATCTGACGAAAAAACATATGAAGGTGGGGAACTACATTTGCATTATGAGAATCAGCCAGTTATTGTAAACAAAAAGATAGGTACACTAAATATATTTTCTTCTATGATTTTGCATGAGGTAACGCCAATGACATCGGGCACTAGATATTCCCTAGTTGGCTGGGTGCACGGTCCGAACTTCAAATAATAACCCTACATTCCGTAGGGGATTCCTAAGACCCTTATCTGGAGAGGGTTTGCAAGACTTTACTTTAATTCAAGAATCAGGCATAATTACTCTTATGTTATGGAGAAACAATTATGGAAATTAAAGCATCAGATATTTCTGCACGTTTACTAGCCACTGAGAATCTTTCAGTCGTGCGGGCAAATGCTAAGACAGCATCTTTTGACATCGTTTCTCGTGTCTTAACTATCCCTTTGTGGAAGAATATGACACCTGAGATTGAAGACATGCTCATCGCGCATGAAGTCGGTCATGCTTTGTACACAGGTATGGAGTACATGGCACCAATCAAAGAATTCCCCAAATTAAAATCATATATGAATGTTCTCGAGGATGTTCGCATCGAGAAACTCATTAAACGTACATATCCTGGTTTGCGGAAACGTATGAGCGATGGTTACAAACAACTCATTGACCGCGACTTCTTTGGTATCAACCAGATCCAAAATATGGATGAACTGCTTTTGGTTGACAAAATTAATCTCTACTTCAAAGTTGGTTTGACCAGTGGGGTCAAATTCATCCCAGAAGAAAAAGTATTTGTCGATCGCGCAGAAAGAACTGAAACGATTGATGAGGTCGTTCAGCTAGCCAAAGACATCTATGAGTATTCCTTAAAGAAACACAAGGAAGAAAAAGAATCTTTGTCCATCGATGATCTAGAAATAGGTGGAGACGATGACGATGAGTATGTCTTCATGGATGCTGATACTGACTACGAACTCATTGAACGTAATTCTTCTGAGGAAGATGAATCTGATACCAGTCTAAAAAAACAGGGTAACAGATCAGAGTATAGTGAAACTGAGAGTGAGGATGATCTTGAGTCCAAAACAGAATCTGCTATGCAGCGTAAACTGGAAGATCTCGCAGATCAAGAAACACGATACACTTACTGGAAGTTTGACAATTTCTATGTACGCGATGTAGTTGTTGGTTACAAAACAATTCTGGAAGAAACATTGACCGACACTCAGTATCATGAAAATTATGTTTCTGAATACTTAAAGTATGGAAATTTCGACAGTAAGTACTATCATAAAAGAGCGCAAGAGAAACTTGACAACTACAATAAATTTGTAACAGAAACTACACGCACAGTAAATTATTTGATTAAAGAGTTTGAGATGAAAAAATCAGCTCAACTCTACAAACGTGCACGTATAGCCAAGACTGGTGCTTTGAATCTCAATAAACTGTATGCGTACAAACTGCATGAGGATCTTTTCAAGCAGGTTACTATTCTACCGCAAGGAAAAAACCATGGCATGATTATGCTTCTGGATTGGTCTGCCTCGATGCAAAAAGTTTTACATGATACACTCGAGCAGGTTATTTCTCTTGCTTCTTTCTGCAAGCGTATCGGTATTCCGTATCGTGTTCTGGCATTTTCGTCTTCTCACTTTGAGGACAGGTATCGTCGCAGTAATCCTGCTAAGATCAATGAGAGTTATAGTCGCCTCAAAGAGCATATGGAAGAACTAGCAAAATCTAAGCAGTGTATTATCAATAGCAATACCAACTTTAGTTTACTAGAGTTCTTTAGCAGCGAGATGACTACGTCTGAATTCAATTCTATGTCACGCAGATTGTTAACTGATACTCTTGTAGGTCAGGAAGGATATGGTTTAAACTCAACTCCGCTAAATGAGGCACTGGTATGGGTCTACCATAACATTGGTGACTACATCAAGAAGAATAACATCGAGAAAACTTCTTTGATTACTCTTACCGATGGCGAGGGTAACACATTGAATGCTATTCCTGGTGTTGACGCTACTCTGAGTGCTCGCTATTGGAACCCTGAAAAACAGTGGTATAGTCCTTCGCGACATCTTATTAAAGATGACGTCACGCAAAAAACATATAATATAGGTGGCAGCAATACACAACAAACATTGGTGTTACTTAATATGATTAAGGATCGTTACAATATTAGGACAGTAGGATTTCATATTGTTGATAATAATAGACGTGCTCTGCATTGGGCAGCATCTTCAAATTTACCGATGTATGAGGGTAACACGTCATTAATGATTGATGACTGGAAAAAGCAGTTTAGGGACAATGGATTTGCTCTTGTTAATAATGCTGGTCGCGATGAGTTGTACATGATTCCAAGTTCATCTACAAAGATTGAAGAAAAAACATTGGAAGTTAGTTCTGATTCGACTGCGCGGTCTATTGCAAAGTCTTTTGGAAACTACATGAGTAACAAAAGAACCAGTAGGATTCTTTTGAATCGGTTTATAAGCGTAGTTGCATAGGGTTTTAAATAACCCTACACCCCGTAGGGTTATTACTTTACATTAATTCAAGATTGCAGTATAATTGTTTTTGTAATATAAATTATGGAGATATGTGATGGCAAAAATTAGTGAGAAGGATAAGCAGTTTTTCCAAGACAAACTGTTCAAAGAATTTCCTGACATTGAAGCATCAGGGAATTTTTCACGCCAACAAGTAGTTCATATCAGGGAGAAGTATGACCTTGACTATTGGCCAGTCTGGCTAATGACTGACCGAGTCGGTCGTGGCTTGTATGCAATCCCTGGTGGTAATCAACCCAAAG